CTATTGAAGGCTCATTCTCCTTTGAATCATTGAAGGCAAGCATGAACTTCCCTGCATTCTTTGATCCTGAGAATTTATCTTTGAATTGTCTTTCAATTCTATCTTCTTCTTCCTGTGAAACTTTGCCACCATTCAAGTTTATCAACTTGGAAGAGAACATCCCGTTATTAATGGTGTTCAGGTGGTATTCCCCTATAGAGATATCTAGTTCTATGTAAGAAATAGCACCTCTATAGTCAGGTAGTGAATAGGTATTTGCACCTGCTCTGTATTCCTTGAAGTACAAAATCTGTGATCCTGTTCTATTGTTTGGATCAAATGCAGGGAAGGTCTCATAGTCAGGTCTAGGGTTGACATTGTCATTCTTGATCCAATTATCAGACACATAGAATTCACTATTGTCATTGTTTGTTCTGACCTTGTAGTAGTCTACATGATAGAGTTCAGCTATTTCACCTGTGGCCTTTGTCCAAATCACTTGAAGGTAGTACCCTCCAAATATGGTCATGTCAGTAGTTAGCTTCTTTGTCAATTCATTCAAAGATTCTTCAGATGAATTCACCTGGTTGATCATGCCGTAGGCCTTAGCCTTCTGCATTTCATCTTCAGCCTTTACTGACCACCCATTCCCACAGATGTAGTCAACCTTCCCTGTAACTATTGCATTGTGCTTTGCAGAATTATTGTACAGCCTTAGTAGGTAGTTTGGATAGTCATTTCTTTCACCATAGTATATCCAATCTTTCCCTTTTACTTCCTTGTAAATAGGCAAAGGCACTTGATCAAATTTGAAAAATTTTATCATACTGTTGTATATGTTTTGTAGTTCCCTGAATAGCCATCATATCTGACCACTCCTGCTGTTGACAAATTGACTGCTGTCAGTTCCATCTTCCCTGTGGCAATAATATCAGCACCACTTCCTGCCTGTGTCACATAGTACCTCCAAAAGCCTACAGTCCCTGTGTTGAAAGATGCCTGAAGGATATTGAATTCTGAGTATCTTGACTTGAATGGGCTGACATCTGCTAGGCTCAATGTCACCTCTTCCTTTGTCACTTCATGCTGAAATAGGAAGGTGTAGGTGTTGCTGCTTGTTTCCCTCTTATCAAACAGGGCTATGTAGATGATGCTTGCTGATCCTTTCTGAATTATAACCATACTTCTAAATACAAAATAGACTACCCATGTACACAAAAAAAAACACCTCTATGAAAGAGGTGCTTTTACACATAAACAACAAACCAAATATCTTAGGCGATAGGAATAGCTGCTGTCACTTTAGGACATAGTTCTTTCTCATTACCTGTAAAGGTTAAAGTGTATCCTGATCTATCACCAAAAGCAGTACCTGATGCACTACCTCCACCTGTTAAATCTAAACCATTAGCCACACCCAAAAACCAATTTTCTCCATTGTTATCTGTAGCAATTACAGCTAGTCTGTTTTTACCCAAAAGAACTATTTCATTTCGGGTGTTGACCTGCAATTTGTTAAGAATAATTTCAAGAGTTTGAGCGTAGAAAATAGTACCATTCTGCACATTCGTATTCACAGCCTCTGCGAAGTTGGAAGATTCTTTCACAAGATCATACTTGTAGAATCTCTTGGTAGCATCCATAGTCAAGGTAGTCACTACCCCTGCTGCTATGGTAACTGTAGCCAAGTCTTCATAAGGTGCAAAATATACGGCTGTTAAACCGCCTACACTATCTTTGCAATCAAGTGTATAGGATTGAGTTAAGGCACAAGGCATATTTTTTCTTTATTTAAAATGTGAAAAAAGGGGAGAAGGCCACTCCTCTCCCCCGATTTTTTAATTAAGGAGCAACATAGATTTTCCAATAGACAACTTCATCAGGGAATGCTACCTGAATTCCAAGTTTGAATTCTACTACAAATCTCATCTCATCTGCCTCTTTAGCATAGAACAATTCAAATCTGTCCTGCTCATTAAGCATATCTGTACCTAGGTACAAGTTGCTCATAGATACACCGAACAATTTGTCAGTTCCGTTCAATCCATTCACACCAATCAACTTGATAGAAGTACCTGGAATTACTAGTTCCATGTTAGCAGCATCTACAGGGTAGTGATACAAGTTGGAATCTCTCAAAGCAAGTACATATTCTCTGAAGGTATCATTTCCTGCAAAGATCACTACATCATCCTTATCCAAAAGGGCAGCAGGGATAGCAGCAAAGATTTCATCTACAGCCTGCTCTACATTCGACTTAGTCAAAGTAGTCAAGTTAGAAGTGTTTCCATTGATAGGATCACCTGTACCACCGAATCCTAGATCATTGATGATTTTGATCAAGCCATTGAACTTGTTAAGGTTCGCACTTCCTGATCCTGTATCACCCTGCCACAAAGCAGTCTCAAGGGCAGCACCAATTCTCTGTACTTTCTGTGCAGAATATTCAGATGCATAAGCCATGTAGTCATAGCTTGATCCTTCACGCAAAGCCTTCTGAGTGTACTTAGCTTCAAAAGTCTTAGGGCAAATTGATTCTTGTACTTTGATCTTGCCTACTGTCAAACTTCTTTGAGTGATAGTAGTAGTTCCACTAGAAGAGAAACCACAAGTTCCACCTGCTTGGAATACTGCATCAGTAGTCATGATGTTGATAGTCTCAGAGGATTTGATACCCACCTGGACATTACCTCTAGCCTCAATCAAAGAGGCAGTTTTTGCAGAGAAGATAGCAGCAGATGTAAGCTGTAGTTCGTTCTCCTTAACATAGTTAGTTAATGCTGATAAATCTAAGGCCATTTTATTTTTGTTTTAAAATTTGAAATGCTTTTTGAATGTTTGAATATCTATCTTCCTTCTCTACCTTGATAGCTTTGTGGAAAGAGTTAGGTGCAGATATTGCTTTGTCACTTGGTTCTTTAGCAAGGCTTTCAAGAACTACTGCTGACAATTCTACTGCCTGCTTCATGTCTTGATTTTTCTTTGCCATTTCTTCTACCTTGGCAGCTAGTTCTTCAACTTTCTTTTCAAGGTCACCCATGGCCTGCTCTACTTTGGCCATTGCTTCATCCTTCACAGGTTCTACAGCAGGAACTTCTTCAGCAGATGCTTCAATCTCTACTTCGATTTTAGCCTCTTCTTCTGCCTTCTTTACTTCTGCAATCTTACCTTCTTCAAGGACTACCACTATTTCACCTGATTCTAGCTGATGTTCTCCAACAGGTGCAGGGATGCTTTCACCTTCTGCTCCCACTACAAAGATTTCACCTGATTCTAGATCATAGGCTACAATAGTTCCATCTACTAGTTTGCCTTCAGTCATTGCAAAGGCTGCCTTCTTTTCTGCTTCTGAAAAAAGAAGTTGCTTAATCTGTACTAGTGCTTCTTTTGCGTTCATAATTGTAAGTATTCGTTTAGTATTTAATGTTCAATTTGACTCAATATTTTGAAAATTTGTGACATGATTTGCTCCTCCTCTGTGATCACCTTGTTTGTCTTCTCATATCTGAAAAGCCCCTCCACAGAAAAGCCTTTGAAAGTTCCTGCCTTCACTTCTTCCCAAATCTTTTCATTCTCTACTTTGAATGATCCAAACCATGACCCATCAGAGACTTCTTCAAATCCATTAGGTGGCATGATTCCCTTCTCCCTATCAATGATGTAGGATTCAAACATGAAGACTCCATCCACAGGTGTAGAATGCTCTACATTTACCCTAGATTGGTAGCCCTTCTTGAAGAATCTCTGCACTATCTTCTTGATCTCAGCAGCAGAGAAAGTCACATAGTATTCTTCATCTGCATCCCTTCTGTAGATCGGCAAATCAGCAATCATCAAAGCACCTGTCACTATTCGCTGTTCAGGGTTTTGAATGTTGAATTGATTGAAGCCTACAGCCTGGAAGTCATCCTGATTCATCTTGGATTCTGCCCATCTTAGCATAGGTTCACCACCCCAAAGAAGGTAGGATATAGTGCCACAGGCTTCTGTGTCTTCAGGCTTGTAGTATTCTGCTGCCCTACTTAGGTAGGAATAAGTCCTTCGAATGGTCTCCCTAGAAAGTGGTTCTCCTTTCATTATCTGAGTCGCTCTGACCTTCCCTACCTGAGTAGCACATCTGTTGCCTATTTCTTCATTCAAACGGATTCCCCTTTCAGCATTATCCTTTGCTGATTGGGGATAGTCAGAATATGAGTCTTCCTGAAATCTACCTTCCCACATATTGGAGCAAATAGCCACAGCCTGCTCTGATTCCTTACCTTCATTGATCACATATTCTATGCATCTAGGCAGGAACTCCTCTTTTGATTCGTTTGGTGCAGGCTCTACAAATTGATCTTTGAAAGCAAGAAAGTTTTTCTGAATGGCAGGGTATTCTACTAGTGCAATGAAATCTACTTCTTCATCATCTTCAATAGCATCCCCTATCATCATTTGATATAGTGGTATTTTCTTCTCCATGTCTTTAAGTATTAGAATCCTGCTCTGCGTTCAATATCTGCAACACGCTTCTGTGTGCCTGTCACTTCACTTTCTACCACATATGCTCTGAGTGGTGGCTGATTATTCATGACCTGACCTAGTGCTGTCACAGGGCTATTCCCTACAGTAGGAACTGCTGAAGCAGTCTGTGGTGCAGAGGCAGATACTGAAGGAGCAGAAGCACCACCACCTCCACCTGGTACTTGTGTCTTTGCAATCGCTCTAATATTCTTGATACCACCTGCCACAGCCAAGGCAGCAGCAAGTGCAGCCCTGATAGGTGAAGATGGATCACCTGGAATTAACTGTGAAGTGTAGGCTTTCTGTGCCCCTAGATAGGTGTCAATGGTAGTAGCAGCTATGGCTGTAGCCTTTCCTGCTGCTGTGTTCTTTCCTACTAGATCAGATATTCCTGCAAGAAGTCCTGAAATCCTTGCAGCATTTTCTAGCTTGGCATCTGCTTCTAGCTTATCTACTTCTATTCTTTCATTTGCATTGGCCATCATCTGATCATTATATTCTTTTTCAGATATTAGTCCCTGATCATAAGCAGCCTGAATTAATGCAGCCTTTTGATCTAATAAATCTTTTTGAATTTTAAATGAAAGTCCTGCCTGTTCTATCTCCCTATCAAGTTCTGCTAGATCATCCATTGCCTTCTGTTCATCTATGCTGAATTGAAGTGCTTTCAGTGCTTGATCTTCCTGATCTTTAAGGGCAAGTACTAGTGCTGTCTTTTGTTCTGCTGTCAGTTTTTCATTGTCAAGAACTTCCTGTCTCTGCTTCTCATATTCAAGTAGAATCTGCTGTCTAGCTTTCTCATTTTCATCCTTGATGCCATCTAATCTAGTCTGAGTTCTGATCTCATTTAGCTGTTTTTGGAATGCCTCTTCCTGATCAGCATCTTCCTTCTGATATTTGTCTTTGATATCCTGGAGTTCCTTCTGCTTTGATGCTTCTAGGATACCATCATCTTCAATGCCTGCTTCTTTCAACTTCAGGAACTTCTCAGCATAGGCCTTCAATACAGCCTCTTCTTCCTGCTGTTGTTTGTCTAGCATTTTGACTCTAGCATCATTCAAGATGGCTAGTGCTTCCTGCTCTTTTTGGTTCTGCTTTTCTCTTTCTGCTGATGCCTTTTCACCTGCTGCTTTCTGTGCATCTATTTGTGAAAGTTGGAAGCCTGCCTGCTTTTCTTTTAGTTGATTGAGTTGTGCTTCAGCCTCCATGATCACCTTATCACCTTCTGCTGCTGTAGCTTCAGGATCAAAAACTAGATTAGCCAAACCACCTGTGAATCCTTCTACTAAATTGAAGTTCTGACCTAGTGCCTTCCCTGCTAAATCAATAACTG